ACTAAGACCGCACGAATATAATGGTGGGTTAACGCCAAACGAATCAGAAAACCGATACTGGAAAAACTCTAACGCGGTGGCCAGTTTTTGTTGACCACTTCAGTCTGAAGCTTCAGGCAAAGACATTGCCTTCGACTTTTTACTGACTTCATCAATCGTGGTGGCGTATTCCTGCGCAGAACGACGCGCCTGCTCCTGATTTTGATACATCGCATACCATGCACCAGCACCCAACATGACCAAACCTGGTATTCCGCCGATGAGACCAAGTGCACCACTCATCAGGCGAGTACCAACTGATGTTACATTGTTGAGATTTCGCTGGGTGGAGACGCGATTTGCCAGATTCCTGTCTCTGGCTGCCTCCGCAGAAGCCAGTCGTCTTTCAGCAATAGCCTGAGCGTCGGCATTTTTTGCAGCCACCAGCCCTGCCTGCGCACGCTCAAGCGCAGTTCTGGCCCTGACTTTTTCTGTGGCGGAGCCACTTGCAAGAGCAGTGGTCAGCCTGGCTTGAGCTGCTGTGACTTTGGCTTCCGCTGCCGCAATTTTTTCTTGCTGAGCGGCCTGAACATCTGCACTTCGCGATCTTTGAACAGCTTGCTGGGCTCGATAAACTTCTGCCCTTGAAGCTGCAACAGCAGACTGAGCCGCTTTATCCTGCGCGACAGCAAGGGCAACCTCTGATTTCGCAGCTGAAATTAGCGCACCTGTTGCGCTACTGGCGCTGGTTACAACTCCGCTGAGGTATCTTGCCAACCCAACACCAACAAGCGCCCCAGCGACTGTTGTAATTGTTGACATATTGTCAGCAACGTCATTCAGCGCGCCGCTCACTGCTGATGAAGTAAAAGAATCAAGCGTCTGGGCAACATTATCCAATCCGCCAGACAACGCATCAGTAGCACCGGTTGCCTGGTTTACACCGCCCACCCAGGCCATGAATGAGTTAGTTACTTTTTGAAGGGATCCAGAAACCGTTTGTGGCATGCTGGCAAATTCGCCCTGCAATGCTCCTAACTGGCTCATTAAAGCTGGGACAACCTTATCGATCGTAAGCTGTCCCTGGTCAGCCATGCTCTTGAGGTCTTTACGGGCTACACCCATTCCCGCAGCCAGAGCGCGGATTACCCGATCACCGGCTTCGTTAACGGCATTAAATTCTTCACCGCGAAGAACGCCTTGTGCGAGCGCCTGGCTGAACTGAGTGATAACAGAACTCGCCTCCTGAGTGTTAGCCCCAGAAAGTTTAAGGCCGGTAGAGACAGCTTCGGTAATTTTCAGAACTTCGTCAGAGCTATAACCGTACTCGCGCATTGAGGCTGCTGCGCGGGAAAAAAGGTTTGCGTTATCTGAAAATGCCGTGCCGGTTCTTTGGCTGATTTCCATTAATTGACGCTGAGAAGCGGCAAAATCATCAGCAGAAGATGATGCCTGCTTGAGTCGCGCGTTTACGGAGTTCCACTCGCCAGCAATCTGAACGATCTTACCAGTCGCAAAAGCTGCCGTAGCAGCGGCAGCAGCTCTTCCTGCTGATGCAAATCCGGCAGTCAAATCAGATAGCGCCCTTTCGCTCTCTCTGGCAGCAGCAGCGGCCTGCCGACCACCATTTTGCATGGTGCGGTAATAATCCTGCCCCATTCGTGAGGCGCGGGAAATTTCCGTCTGGAAAGATTGAGAATTGGCGGAAATTTTGATTATTAATTCGCGTAAGGTTGCCATTTATCCAAACTCCAGACGTAAAAAAACCGCCGAAGCGGTTTTATTTTTATTGTTTCCAGACCTTTTGCCTGGCCTCTTCAAGGTATTCTTCATCTGTTTTAGCCGGAGGTGATTCGGCCATCAAATCACTGCCACAATGTTTACATTTAATGGCTGCGTTTTTGATTATTTCCGCACAGAACGGACACTTTTTCATACCCTCATTTTCAATTAAGTCTTTTTCTTCAGCTGCCACATCTTTCTTAATTACCAACGAGTGTACAAAGGCAATAATAAACAGCAATGCACCATAAACCCACCAAGCAAAGAAAGAGCGGCCTTTGCTTTGAGCTATTAAGGCTGGAATTAAGCCTATTACAATTGAAACAAGTAAAATTTCCATTTTCTATTCCCAGAATTATTAGTGGCTAAAATCCTAATGTTTTCTGGGTAAAAAGTCACTGAGTTGCTGCTGTAAGTGCAGCCTCAAGCCCAGCAAACGGGTCCTTCGGTGCTGATTGCTCATCACCACCCCAGCGCAGGATCGCATCGTCCAGCGGTACTTTTGCCCCCTGCGAGCCGTAGATGGCAGAGACGAGCTGGGCGGCCTGAATGTCGCCACGGATATCGCCAACCGGACTTTGCCTGTCGAACTCAATCCACATCAGAAGCTCGCTTGCCGTCATATTCTGCCGAAGCTCTGAGAGCGTGCGCCCCATCCGGAGCGCAAGCGACATCAGAAACTTTACGCCGGGGGTTGAGACTTTTCCCGCGCTTCGTCCGCATTGTTGATCAGGTCAAGAGCCTGTTTGAGCAGGCGTGAATGGACGGGGCCGTAGATTTCACGCACCTGCTCTTCTTCGTCTACGCTGAATACCGGTTGCTTATCGGTGTCGCACAGGACGTCAATGAAGAGCACCACGTCAGCGCAAAGATTACGGTGCGCCTTTTCCGATACCGACACATTTTCATCGTCGGCACCCCCTTTCACCACCTCCTGCCAGCGCAGCCAGGCTTCACCTGACGGCTCACGGAGAACCACTTTGACGCCTTCCCACTCAGGAACGGCGACCGTCTTATGACGAAAACCCGACATCTTAGCCAGGGCGAGATTTTTAATATTCTTCATGCGACCTCTCAGGAGCCAGGCTCGATATTTTCAGGCTTACCTTTCAGGCGCAGGGAGAACGTTGCCGCCACTACGCCGTTGGTACCGGAAGACCAGGTGTGCTGGCGGATTTCAGCCAGGAACTTGAAGCCCTTGCCGGACGGGAAGATAACCTGGAACGCGTAGGTCGTATCGTTGTCATACGCTTCACGCAAGGCGTCCTGCGCCGGATTCTTGTAGAAGTTGCCGGACAGAGAGATTTCTGACGGAGAAGACAGGCCGTTGATGTTCTCCTGCTCGGTAGAGCAAAGTGTTGTTACGTCGATATCCTGCTTCTGACCACCGGTGAACTGAATTTCTTTGATGGTGCAACTCAGATCGAGGAAGGTTGCGGAATCCATCGTTTCTTTGGTGGCTGGCAGGGAGGAAATAAGGATCTTCGTCAGCTGCGATTTTTCATAAAGTGCAGACATAGCTGTCTCCTGGAAAAAGAAAACCCGCCATCAGGCGGGTTCGTTGGGTGAATTAATTGTCAGGGGGTAACTTTAAAATCCAGGGTGGCACGGTAGAGCCGATAATCTGGCTCGTAACCGGGGATTTTTACCACCTCTGTAGGGTTTAAGGGCTTCAGCGAAGCGAGCGCCAAATCTCTCAGGGTGCGTGATTCAGTGATCGTAGTGGAATACACATCTACCTGAATGGAAACCCTGCTCTCTGCCTGGCCGCACAGCACGTCAGCGGAAACATCATCGACGATGGAAAAAATAATCCAGGGCGGAGAGACTGAAGGCTTTCCGTCACTGCCGAGAGGCGCAACGTAGGGATAAACCTGCCCTCCGGCCAGCGGCGCCAGCAGAGGATAGAGATCGTCTTCCGTCATTTGCTTAATGCCTCGTCAATGGCCTGGTTCATGCGCCTGATTGCGACCTCCGTCGCCTGCTCCTGGCGTACATCGAACGCGGGACGAATGAACGGGTGCGGCGGCATGTTAACGGTACCTATTTCGACGAATCGCCAGTAAAAGGCGTTTCTCGGGTTATTCGCCTTCATCGTGTTATCGCTGTTTCCGGTGCGCGGGTTAACACCACGAATGTGGACACCAGAAGAAATTTCCCCGCGGCGTCGGCTTTTTTGGGTCACCACCACCACGTTTTTTTTCAGTTTCCCGGTACGCACCGGCGCGCGGGCGATCACTTCTTCCTTAAGCACTTCGGCGCCAGCGCGCGTGGCGTCACGCAGAACCTTGTTGTTTTCAGCGCGGCTAAGCGCCTCCAGATCCTTTGCGATGTCATTTAACCCGGAAAAATCGAGGCTCGTCTCAATCATTTTTCAGCTCCCGTTTTGCACAGAATTTCCAGGCGAGTGCCAGTCGCATTTGCTACAGGAGGACCGATGATATTTAGCACCTGACCTTTATACGGGCCGCTCAGCACTTCAAGACGTGAAGAGGCGTTCAGCTCTGACCTGAAGCGCATCCAGACGCGAATGGTTGCCTGCGCCGTTTCCGCGCCGCCTGAAAGCTGCTCTCTGCCGCTGATCCCCTTTACCTCAGCCGGGACCGGGTTGCCACCAGTCCACGATTCAACCGGCTGACCAGATGGATCGCGCGAAGTCGTGAAGGTGAGAATTTTTACCCGGTGCCTGAATCGTCCAGGTTCCATCAGGAGCCCTCCTCAGGTTCAGATTTACCGCGCCAGTTGCGATGGATGAACATCATGCGTTCTGCTGCAGCGTTCTCATATAGCTGTATTTCGCTTTGCGCGGTGCGGTGTTCAAACATGTCAGCAAAGACAAGGAGAACGGCGCCCTTAACGGCTGCAGGAATATCAGCTGCAACTTTCCATGCTGGTTCATCGCACCAGCGTATGCAGTAGTCAAAAGCTGCCTGAGCGTACAGGGTGATCAGCTCGTCCCTGTCGTCTTCCTCAAATTCAATCTGCTGCTTAAACAGGCGGAGGCCAATTACATCCAGAACATCTATCGCCATACGTTAAAAGGGCGGGTCACCCCGCCCCCTCCATCATGAGCCAGAAGAGAAACTGCCCTTGATGATTGCCGTCGGGCGATAGTGCGCCAGCGCCAGGCGCTCTTCACACAGGATGGTCAGCATGTTTTTCACGAAGTTATCGCGGTCTTCACGGCTGACTTCCACGGTGGCATCCATGCGATCCCACACCTGTGAGGCCATATCAAAACCGCCCACCGTAAAGGTGCCGGCGGCCTGCGCCTTAGTCGGAACCACTGGCAGGCCCCACATGATGTTACTGGTAAACGCCTGAGGACCACCGAAGATATAGCGGCCTTCGTTGTCTTTCAGCAGCGCAATGTTGTGCCAGTCGCGCGGGTTCAGGACGATACCGGAAGCGCTAAACTCAGACTCGGTCACCTGGTAAATAGCGTGAGCGATAATGTCAGCGCGGGTGTCACCAGTGGCATTCAGCGAGGTGTCGTAGGCGGTTGCCACTTTGTTCAGACCTTCCAGGTTATCCCCTGTACCGTCGCCGTTCAGCAGTTGGCCTTCTTCCTTCAGCGCCAGGCCATACATCAGACGGCCGTTGACGTATGACTGCAGCATTGGCGCATCGTCCATCACCTGACGTGATGCCTGCACCCAGTGCGCGATAGTCTTCACGTTCGCGGTCTGCTTGCTGAATGTGATATCCGATTCTGGCTTAAGCGCTTTCTCAGCCACCACATCGGCGTTATTGGTAAACACCTCTTCACGCACATATTCCAGAGCGTTACTGGAAATGCGGCCCTGAGCCAGCAGGTCACGGATGGTCAGACGGCGCAGGCCCGGCATGATAATTCCCGGGATCTGCATAGGCTGGATCAGTGCGCCAGCAGAGTCAGCGTCACTGCCGAGCGACTTATTGAACGTCTTCGCATCGAAGGTGCCCTGTTTACCGTCCCATGACTTAATGAGCTCTTCAGCAGCTCGTTCAGAGAAGGATTTCTTCTCACCCGGATTCTCAGCGCCGGATGCCAGTTTCTGTTCAAGATCGAAGAGGCGGGTACCGGATTTGGTCAGTTCTTCCTGTACCTTCACCAGGTCGGCCTGCAGCTGTTTGGATACCTTACCCGTGCTTTCGATTTCTGCTTTCTGTGCATCGAAAAGCTGGGACATTTTCTGCTGGGATTCTTCAATAGCTTTTTGAATGAGAGCGAGTTCAGACATAATTAATTACCTAAATTAGAAGGGAAAGATTTAATGCTCTGAAGCAGAGCGTTGATTTGTGCTTCGTTTCCGTCGCCCTCGGACTCGCTCCGAATCGCTGACTTAAACCGGGCTATTAGCCCAACTGCCTGTGATTTGGTGAGCCCGACTGAATCCCTCAGCCAGTTCTCCACATCACGAATTGTTTCAATGCCGTCGACACTCTTCATGGCTGCGATGCCAGCCTGTTCGTTGGCGGGGAAAGTGCAGACGCTGATTTCACGCAGAGCCTGGATATTCTTAAAAATGCGGCCTGTTGGAATGATGGTGTAATCGTCTTTCGCAACGGAAAAGCCAACCGACATACCTTCAACCGTACCGTGCTGCATTGCCGCTTTCAGGTCGGCGGCGCCGCTGTGCCCTGGGGTAAGTTGACCGCGCACATACAGGCCTTTTTCGTCTTCGGCCAGGCTGTCCCATTTACCAACCGGCAGCTCCCACGTCTTGTGGTTGAAAAACATCGCCACTTTGCGGGTCTGGTTCGCCAGTGCGTTTTTAAACGCCCCGGGCAGAATGATGTCGCCATCGGAATCGGTGTTATTAAAAACAGAGGCGTAGCCTTCAAAAATCCCCTGTTTACCGTCACCGGTGAATTTGATTTCTGTCTCGTCGAAGGACAGCGTTTTTACGATCTCAGGCATTACGGCCCCCATAAAAATTAAGCCCCGTTATTACGGGGCTCTTTGTTGGTTCCTAAATCGGTGATCGGCACGTATTGCGACTGGCGCATAGCCACATCTCCACCCGGCAATGGCGGGAGGTTGTCCGTTCGTCGCATCTCGTTGATGGTGCGTAGCCCTGCCTCTCCCATTGCCTTCATAAAGGCAGCGCGGGATGCCGAATCGCCCCTCAGCAGGCCGTCGAGATTGTGCTCAGCATGAATGCGGCCAACATCATTAGCAGGAATAAGCCACCGCTGAATGCTGTTTTCCCACCGGGAGATATAGGGCTGCAGGGTGTACTGCAGGAAGCCGAGATTCTGCTGCTCGATGCCCGATCCCCAGCTCGTTGATTTCTCGACGTCGCCGACAAGGTGAGGCGGTACGCCAAAGAATCTCGCCAGTTCACTTACCTGAAATTTCCGGGACGCCATCATTTCGGCGTCCTGTGGCGTTACGCCAATTGGTGAAGTGGTAAACCCCGCTTCCAGAATCCAGAGGCGTTTTTTTACCGGGCCGCCGGCGATCTCTTTAAAGTTTTCTTCAATCTGGTTTCTCTGCGGCTCTGTGAGAACTTTGTCACCGGTCATGAGCAGTTGAGGCGATTTGGCGCCATTGGCAAAGAAATCTCGCTGCTGGTCCTCCATCGCAACGGCCACACCTGCCGATTTACAGGCAAAGGCGATGGGCGACAGCCCTACCAACCCGGTGAATCCGAAGCCTTTAAGGTGAAAAATATCTTTCTGCGAAAAGTCGGCGTATTCGCTGTCGCGTTGATAGCGATATACCACTTTTTTTCCGACGAGTTTCACATCCATGTTGGCAGACTGAAGCGGGAGAAGGCTGATCACGTCACCCGCGCTGTTTCGGTCCACCAGTGCATATGCGTTACCATAAAAACAGAGCTGCATCGTCATGGCCTCCCTGAATTCCTGGGCGGTCATGTACTGATTCGGCGAGTAGCGCAGCAGTCGCGCCAGCGGATTGCTCAAATCCACTTTTTTACGGTTGTCGTTCTGGTCAGTTTCAAAAACGTCAAGCGGGAGGCATGCCGTGAGCGTTGAAATCAGGCTCACGCAGCGCCACACCGTCGAAATTTGCAGTATCCGTTCATCGTTAATGGATGAATCGCCCAGGTGTCCGTGGGCCGAAACGGGCCCCGTTTGTGAGCCCTGATTTGGGGTGACTAAACGCCCGCCGACAAACCAGGACTGCAGCCTTGCCCACCAGCCGTTATTGGTGCGCAGGTCAATCGTGTATTTAGGTTCTTCCATCACATGCTCAGCGGTCGGAAAATGAAGTCATCGAAGTCACCACCCTGTTCGGTAACTTCCCCATTTGCAGCACCAACGGACATTGTCATTGCGACCATGCCATCAATACGGCCCGTTGCTTTGGATTTATCCAGCTTTCGGTTGCCGGCAGCATCTTTTACTATCACCGCGTTCCAGGCACACATGGTTAACACCGGGTGCATGCCATGCCTCACCCGCCCGTTAAGCATCAGTGACTCAAGGGTGTCTACAGCTGGGCCCATATCCTTAAAGCCCTGGCCGAACTCGACCAGCGGAAGGCTCAGGCCGATGTCGTCAGCCTCTTTCCTGAACTGGTCAATGCGCCATCGGTCGAAGGCCATCGAAGTGAGGTCGAAATCACCGATGATTTCGGCGATGTCGGCGACCACGAATGAGTAATCGACGGACGCACCTGGCGTGGTACGCAAAAGTCCCTCCCTTGCCCATACGTCATAGGGCGCGCGGTCTGTTTTGGACCGCGCTTCCAATGTCTTTTGTGGGGTCCAGAAGAAGGGAAAGATATCCCAGACACCATCATCAGCCTCACCAGCGATAACCAGCGCCGTTAAGTCGTTCCTGGCTGACAGATCCAGCCCGGCATACCATTTCCTCGGTGTGTTAACCGGCGCTCCGCCGCACAACTCCCACACGCTGCGTGAGATGAACGGCGATACGGTAGACACTCGCTGATTAAGGTTGAGGTTGCGGAAAGTGTTCTCAAAGCTTGGCATTCGGCCTGCCATTTCAGCCTGGCGCGCCATGTCTTTTTCAGATCTGAACGTTCCCAGCGCCGGGTTCGCAGCAAACCAGGATTCTCGCTTACTGATATCAGCGTCTTTTGGCGCTTCGTAAACGTGGCAGACAATGTGCGGATCTTTCGATTTGACCGCATCATCAATCCAGATGCTCAACAGGTCGGCATCGTTCGCCGCCTGGGTGCTGATAACGATAAGAAGCGGATTCTCATGCGCACCCTGGGCTGTAGTAATCGCGTCGATAAAATCATCCTGTGGCCCCCTTACCTGTCCGGTTTCGTCCAGAATCGCCAGAATCGGGGAAAGTCCGTGTGTGGTTTTACCCTCAGCAGATAGCGCCTTGTATTCGACGTTACACGGCAACCCTATTAGCTTCTTGCCGCTGGGAATTATATGCACTAACACCTGCAGGTCCGGGTTCAGGTTCACCATCTTCACCGCGAGGTTGAAAACGATGGATGCCTGCTCGCGGCTAAGCGCACCGCTCACGATCTGGGTGTTCTGTACCGCTTCTGGTCCCACCAGATGCGCCAGCAGGATGCCGGCTATCAGTCCTGTCTTCCCATTTTTGCGCGCGATGCTAAGTATCGCTTTATCGGTACCGACTGGATTGTCGTAAACCGCCAGGATGAATTCTTTCTGGAAGGGGTCAAGCTGCATGGGCTTACCGAGAAGCTTGCCTTCCGGCACGATGCAATAGCGCTCAATGAACGCTATTACACGCTCACCTCGCGTCATAGTCTTTTATCCGTGTTTGGGAAAGGCGATCAGGTTATCTTCCTGGCTCTGATGCTCGTTTTTGGTATTTCGTGCATCACGATCATTCTGATTGCGTTTCTTCTGGTCGCGGCTTTCGCCGTTAGTTGCGTGGGAATGGATCTGCAGGTCACGGCGCTGAGCCAGGATGGTTCGCTGCAAATCAGGAATTTGTTTGCGGAGGTTTTTAATCAGCGCCTCATTCCTCGCTTCACCGCGCGCGCGTTCTTCTTTACGCAAATCTCTGCGTAAGACGGTGATATAGAGCTGGTTATTTGCCAGTTCTACAGCGGCCAGAAGGTCGGCTGGCGTCCAGCTGTCCAGAGCTTTCGATCTGATATTGTCATGCCAGAATGGTTCGGCTTTTTTTTCCAAACCTGCATGGGACGGAGGATCGATGGTGTCCACTGCTGCATTTTTCATGGCCTGAACCGCTGCCGCCGAACTGTCGGAACGGGTTCGTTTATCTGCCATATGTCAACACCTTAAAACTAAAAAAATCGGGTTAGCGTTAAAATCAAACTTTGGCGGCGGTCATTTGGGGCAAAGGTTTTGAAGATTTGATCCCCCCCCTGCCCTTGATGGGATTCATTCTCACTTGAAATGATTGCATTTGAAACGATTTCACTCGTTCATAATCTGCTTTGCTTCATCATGCCAGGAGGTCTGTTTATCAACCTGTTCGAGTTTCTGAGCGCCTTTCCCATGCTCGGGCCACACATGACCTGAGAAGGTCAGAGTCGGCACGTTTTCTCCTACCGTGTGAGAGAACTGAATAGAGGTAACAGTCTTCATCGCTACGCCATCAATTGCCAGCTGAACAAACTTACCATCTCGGTATTCAATGATGAGGTCTTTCATTATGTCCTCCAGTGAGATGCAGGATCGAGCGGATAGCCGTTGGCATCACAGCCTATTACCGCGCCGCTCTTCTCCATTCTCTGTTTCGTTGAATCATGATGTGCTTTGCACAGTGGCTGCCAGTTATCTTTATTCCAGAACAGGAGCTGTGCTTTCGATATGGCCAGCGGGTTACCTGACTTAAGCGCATCTTTCAGTTTGTGGGGCACGATATGGTCAACCACCGTTGCTGGTGTTATGCGCCCCTGCTGCTCGCACATCACACACAGTGGGTGCTGCTGGAGAAAACGCAGACGGGCCTTATCCCATCGGCTGCCATATACACGGGGCTCTTTGTTCATGCCAGTCTCCATGCACGGCGGCGTTCTGTCCTCGGCTCATTGTCAGGGTGACGCTCAACCGCCGGCATGTCGGCGTGATCCACCAGCGAGTAACACGGATAAATTACCCTGCCACCGAACGCCTCACCGACGGCGTAATCAGCTGCCAGCGTTTTATTCCATGCGCTGAGCATGCGCGCCAGCCTGCCCTGAGGAGGGCTATAACATACCCCGTGAATCAGCTTGCTTAATACGATGTGGTCACCGCAGACGCGATCCGCATCCACCAGCATTCCGGCAATCTCTTTCTGATACTGCGGCGGTCGGCCGGTACCGAGATAAAAGCTCAGCATGTCGTCAGGGAAACGCACCAGCCAGTCCTGAGCCTTATCACGAAAACCATCAACGGGTAATGCATCCTCTTCGATGATAATCACCCTATCTGACTGTTCAGCGGCCCAACTAAGAGCGCGAAGATGGTTTGCATTTGCACCAGCGCTATGTTCATCCATGAAGATACTGTCAGCCTCAAGCTTACTCGCTAAGTCATTAGCCATGTCTCGGCGAGAGTGGTGGGCCACGATAGCGATCAACATCTGTCAGCCTCATTGTGTGTGAAGTGCTCAAGTCTGGCAGCGACAGCTGCGTCCCTGGCTTCTTCAAGTGACACGAATGTTTTCCTTAGAACAAACTTGCCATTGAGCTTAACTTGCGCGAGCCAGCGCCTGTTGCCGCGATTCAGATAAGTAACCCCGAGTACTCCGGTTTTATTATTTTTCTTAGCGCCGCCGAGGTTCTGATTGTTCTCGCTTCTGCTGGCCAACCTGAGGTGATTGATATTGCAGCAGAGCCTGTTGCGACAAATATGATCGACATCCATACCATCAGGAACAGGACCGTTCACGGATTCCCAAACAAAGCGATGCACACGTAATGCCTTACCGCCAGTTCGTATGCTGCCGTAACCTGTTTTTAACTTTGCTCCGGTCCATACCTGGCATTCGCCTTCAATCTTTGTCCTGGCCTTAATTGCTTCCTGTGGCGAGCTATAAACTGTGTTCCTCACAACCAACGGATCACCGTATTTCCGCCATCTGAAATAGTGCTTTCCGCACATCCCTCTTTTTTCAGAACTATTATCGCAGTCATTCACGGAACATTTTTTAGTCATGTGCATATCTCGCAACCAATAAAAAAGGCCGCCGAAGCGACCTTGATTTATTTTTCAAACTATTTATGGCGAAACCACGCACACTCTCTACCGACACCATCAGTCTTAAAAACTGTGTTGATGCGCGGGCCGGTGACAATGCGATCGCCAAAAGACTTAGCGACAATGCCAAAAGCGATCATATCCCCCACCGCAGCGCCAGCCTGTTCTTTCTTCCAGAAACGATAACTCTCGATCCGGTAGTAAAGACGGATGATGCCGTGAGCGAACGCCATTACATCAGCGCGGGTACCACCCAGCAGACCAGCGTTTAGCATCACATCGTTGCGATGCGCTTCGATGAACTCCTGATAGATACGCTCTGGATGATTCTGCTTTGCCCAGGTGTCAGCGTATGTCTTCGGTTCTGAACCGACATAAACTTTTCCAGGCTGCATTTCTTCCCATGGCGCGCGAAGCATTTCGACATCAGTTCCATCTGTACACCAGACGAACCGGTATTCAGGGTGATCGCGCAGGTGCTGCCAGATGTGCAGCCATCGCCGGAAGTAGACATTCATCTTCACGTCAGGAACGCGATACAACTCAACGTCAGCCGGGGCAGTCTGCAGCTCATCCACCAGCGCGATACGGCCACAATTCCGAAGCGATGCCGCCCACCTGCTCAACATATCAGGTGAGGCTGCCATTTTCGTACCGCGCTGCGGGTCAGGCTGACTGGTGAGCAGCGTTGTGATAACCACGTCGCGCTGACGCCGATATTCAACGTAACCGGTAAAGCCGGTATCACGTCGTTCGTTGTGGATCTTCACATTACGTTCCACCAGCGCCTGGCGGTCGGGCCTCGGTACCGAACGCTCCACCGCTTCATGCTCATCAAGAGAATGAATCAGCTTTTCTGAACCGACGACATCAGCGTAAGCCCACGTCGTGAGGCCAGCGTTATGAATCCGCAGGGCGAGGTCGCTGTGTTCGTACATGCCGCGACCGTAAACCGGATCGAATCCGCCCACCTTCTCGATGGCGCTGCGGTGGTAGTACAGCATCACGCCGCGCTGCCCGGTATACGCCACATGCTGATCGTCACGGTATAGCACCGAAAGGTCATTCAGCTTATTGCGGCCAGCCAGATCGAGAAACTGATAAGCCAGATGCGGCTCCGGTGATTCGATGTAAGGGAGGTGCCAGTTATCTGCGATGGGCCAGGCGTCATCATCCCACAAGAAAAGATGCTCGCACCCGGCATCCATCAGAGCTGACAGGCTGGCATTCTTCGAAGCAACAATGCCGAGTGATGTTTCATGTCGAAGCAGCTGCACGCCGTTGGTAACTAACGCTGCAGGTTTTGAACCATCATCGACAACAACCAGCAGCGCTCCGGCTGGCAGGTGTTTCATGTGCTGTTCAAGCGCTCTTTTCAATACGTCGGCGCGCTGGTGTGTCGTTATTGCAATCCCAATCCACGATGAAATGGCGCAGGCAGGCGCATACGGAACACCATCAATAGTGACCTGCATATAAACCTCATTGAATAATGTTAAATGAAGCGCTAATTTGAATGCACTTATCTATCTTCAAAAAGTGGTGAATGAAAATGGATCTTGCTCCAGCCAAGAAAGAGTTAAACAGGGCAAAACGATGTATTGAGCGTATGAAAGCGGCAAAATCATATGATGAGTATGATGAGGCATGGAGTGATTTTTTAAGCCGAATTGAAAACATTTTCAGCAGGATTAAAGTTGCCGCTGAACCTCACAAGAAATACCCATCATTCTCATCTAGAGCAAATCATCTTCGTGCTACAGATAGTTTGCTTATCTATCTCAAACAGGCACGTAATTCTGTCCACCATGGAATTGCAGATATTTCCAAGTATGTTTCCGGTGGATTTGGCATAAATCCTGCCATACCAGGAGGCATACTTAATCTTGATTCATTAAGCATTGATGAAAATGGTAATGTTAATATTGTATCCAGTTCACCCATCAGAATTGATGTTATTCCTGGTTCAGTAGAGGCCATTCCATGCAGAAATAGAGGCGTTACCTACAACCCTCCGAACTCACATTTGGGTGAAGACCTGAAAAGTAAAAACCCTATAGATATAGCTGAATTAGGAATTAAATTTTACGAATCATACCTTTTAAGTGCTGAAGAAACGTTTCTTAAAAAATAGATTTCAGCTTAATGCTTTAAATTAGATGCATGGCAGTTCGCCTGCCACGCTTTGTTATGCGCCAGGATGTCTTTCTTCGTCTGGCGGTCCATAACGTCGATGTCGTGATCGGTCAGGTAGATTGGTTTTACCCAGTCACAGGCAGTATCAACTACCACCGGGACGCTTCCACGTGTTACGCAGCTCGCGATCAACATCGTCATCAGGCATGCGGTTAACAGTCTGCTGTACATGGCTGGCCTCTTTCGTTGCTTCTACCCGGCGTTCGGCTACAGCTTCAGTGGCTGCGGCTTTTTCTTCGGTATTTTGCTTCTGAAACTTCGCTTCCGTTTTTGTTGTTCCTGAAGCATGACCAAAGCCGAAAGCAGCAGCTATAGCACCGAGAACAGCAACAGCCAGTCCAATAATCAGTTCCATAGTCATATGGCCACCCGTTCCCTTACCCATCCGTAAACAAACGTCTCATTAGCGCTGCGCTGTTCTGCCAGTTCGAGATAACGCTGACCCTGGCTACAATTCAGGGCCCGAAGCATAACCAGCTCACCCTCTTTTCCTCGCCGGGAAAGATAGCTTTTTAACGCGCTGATAGTTCGCGGACCAATAAAACCATCTGCAATCAGATCGGGATAGAGCGCGCCCTGAATGTTGAACACGTTAAGCCAGCGCTGAAACCATTTGGTCTGAACCGATGGGCCCATGTTAACGCCGGTATCGCACAGTTCTGCGGCGATGGCTGGAGATACCTCAGAAACAAGATCGAAGCGTGGACCTGTCCAGTAGTCAGCAGTCAGGATATCCAGCGCCTGTTGGCGGGTCAGGTTTCGCATATCCCCGGTGAATCCGTGGGCGCGAGCTACCGCTTGTGTGATTCCCCAGTTAGTTGGGCCGCCCTTATCGTCAGGGTGATTAACGTAGCCGCCCTCTTTACCGAGGATGGCATTAAAAATTTCGTCTTTGGTCATGCGAATGCCTCAGGACGTCAATGATTCGTGCTACGTTTCCCCGAGCCCAGAGAACGGCGGCGCATATCAGGACATTCACCAGCACCACGAACCAGTGCGATTCATGGTACAGGCCGAACAGGTAACGGAAAGGGACGCTGGCGTATACCAGCACCGTGAAATAAGCCATCAGCGATATCAGAGGGCGATGTCTCGCCCCGCCGCGCTGGTAGAACATCAGTGCAATAACGATCACAGCAGAGATAATTGCGTTTGCCATCGCACTCGGATCACTTGTTACCATTGCTGGCCCCTCCACCACGTAAACGCGAGAGAATTCCAAACAGGCTACCCAAATCCTGACTGTTGACGAACGTCAGCAGCTTAATAGCAATAGCGGCTACGATTACCGCGCCCAGCGCATCAAGTGGCCTGTCGCTATACCCCGTCCATTTGGAGAAGTAAGAGCCAAGCAGTGGCGCGCCGATAACGCCGAAGATGAATGAGGTGATGAAGTAGCCCACCAGCTTAAGGCGACTGATATTAACCGCCGTAGCGACGTAGAACACCGCACCAGCGAATGCGCCAAACACCACACCGTAATCTATGCCGGTTGCCAGGCCGAACATGCTGGCCCCCATCAGACCACCAGCCGCTACTGTCGTGCCAGAAACAGGATCGGACATCTAGTCCCCCTCTTATTGCCGTGAATCCTCTCAGTGATGAGGGGAATAAAAAAAGCCCGCTTTTGAAGGCGGGCTAATGAGTGACTATTAGTAAGTAAGGTAGGTAGTCGTGAGTCTTGCTAACTGACCTGAGTGAGACAGTATCGGGCTGGTTCACAACGGTTCAGGAGAACCATCAGGCAATTACCTTCAACACACATTTCAAGCGTAGCAGCAGTTTGCAAATTCATAAAAAAAGGCCTGCTTTTTACGGCAGGCTCTCAAGGAATTTGAAACTGTATTGTTGTTGTCATGGTGCCGGGTGCCTCCCGGTGACCTTACTCCATGCCAGTAAAGTCGCGCGCATACCTGCAGGCAGCAGTTGACAGGAACGCCCATTCGCTTAGAAAGGATTCACCAGAGAAATAAGTTACATTCACCCATACTTATCGTCAACGAGTATCAAGAACGGACTGACTATCATCGGCGATGGAGAATATTTATTTCTGATAACCCTGGGTAAATTAAAGGCTGTAGTGCCGGGTGCCTCCCGGTGAATTGTTGCATAACCAACAACAACTCGCTTTTGTCAGCCAGCAATAGCTTTGCTTGTTGCCTAGTCATGTAGCCCCGCCGCACAGGGGGATTCACCACAAAATGAATATAAATCTGAGCGGCAACAATTTCAAATCCCCCTCCCACAGAAAGGCTCTCGGTTGAATCGCACCGAGCATGGCGCGAAGAATTGCGACCATAAAAAAACCCCGCCGGCTGGCGAGGTTTCGAATGTTATGTGTCAGTGCGTAGTGACAACTCATAGCAGAATACTATACATTTTGCGTACGCGTTAGTTTTTTAAAGTATGCTCGCCTAAACTCTAACCTTAAGGAAAAGCGATGAACTTCTCAAAACAAAAGCAAGCCAACCTAACCCGCAAGGTTACGGTTAGGGCATTTAAAGTAAACTCAAATAATAACAACAACTTATATAAGCAGATCGCAGCTAGTAAAAGTTTAGCTGCGGGCACCATCATTCAATATTCAGCTACCAAGCACATCAAATGCAAAGAACTCAAAACTATAAATAATACACATTTTATTCACTTTACTTCATACAACCCTAATGAGCAGGTCTCAGTCTCACCTATCAATCCTAAAGATAAAGATCTTTTTCCAGTCAAAAACCATGACAACCTGCATGCTTTCTACATGATTAAAGGGAACAAAATAGCATCACTAATGTTAATATCGACTAATTGGCCAGAGGTTAAGACCAGCAAATTATTTGGTCATTTTAAGATAGACATTATTCCAACATGCATCCTCCGCCAGGATACAGTTGCGAAATTGCAATCAGACGGATTAAAAGCGGTCCATGTAAATCTGGAAGTAATGAGCTCTGATTTTAATAAACAACCTGGCTTTTTAAAATCATTAATCCAAAATGAACCAGCTGTAAAACAGACAGGAATTTCAGGTCATCTAACTATTGATCATAAAGGAAATCCACAACTCGCTAAATCTATTGAAAATAATCCAACCCCTTGGATAAGTGATTTAGATAGTGACTTTTACTTTGAAACAAAAAAAAGCGAAAAAATAACCAGTGACAGCTTAAGGCTTACACAGGTATACTACACTATCCCCTATGGGGCAAAGTCGATCCTGTCAAAATATGCGGAAGAAATTTTAAGCGATTTTGTAAAAAACGAGTTTTAATGAGATTTCTAAGAGGCTTGAGATAATGAGAAACCTTGATATAAATGCAATTGCTATCACAGCGTTAAACATGCTCGCCTCTTTATTTTTTTCTTATTTCTTTACTGAAACTCTTACTAATAACACTGACGCACTCAACTTGGTTGCCAATATATTCTCAATATTGACTGGTTTTTTATTGTTAGTCATCACACTGTCAGGCGATAATTCTTCCGTTTCACTTGGACTAACTGAAGTTGAGCGCACATATCAAACAAATAGATTCTTAATTAGATTCAATAGATATTACAGTTTGTTTTTGTTGTATCTTTTAACATTAGCACTAATTTTCATATATTACTTACTCTCAAAAGATAAAAGCCACACAGGTTTGGCTTTATCATTATCAATAAGCGTGATAACCCATGCAATATCATTCTTAACTTGCTTCTCATTTATTCAGTCTACGTTCATACCTTTGAAATTGAAAAAGCTTTACACAGAGAAGAAAGAACTTAATGATAAATCAGGCAGCTAGTGCTGCCTGATACTCAGCTTAACATACAAATGCAGCCATCAATAAACCCCATTGCAGTTTGTAGTTCTTTCCTAATAGTACCATCGGAGACTTTTCTTTTTTTCGCAATTGCTCTCAATGAGATTCCGATAACGAAATGAGCAATCAGAAGTTCACATTCATTAGGTTTGAATTTTTTCAACCTCGCAACGCATCCATCAATCATGATCCCCTCATCATCGTTACACTGAGGCCGTGATTTCTTACCGTGCGGCAGGAGCCCTTTGAATCCAGCGGCAATTGGCTGCCAGTCCACTCCGTTGTGATCTGAGGCAGCCCAGGCACCCCAACGATCCATAACCTCGTACATATCACGCATTGCGGTTTCTCTTTCCTGTTCTTTGTCGCTAATATGCATGCCCTGCGGGCTGAAATGTTTAAGAGCTGCTTTCAGTTTCATGCGCTTGCCCCCGCTGTTTTAATGGTTTTAATAGTGTGCATTGCTGGATTGCCTATCTTTTGCGTATCGTCTGGTTTGAGTTTTCTGCTGTGGCGCCGAACGCTGCTTTGCTAACTCCTGGTCAATTGGCAGGAAGTGCCCGTTATAGAATCGACGGTAAATCGTGCCTAGTTCACCGTTGCGCTGTTTGGTCACGTTAATTTCCGCGATCCCTTTCGCTGGAGACTCAGGGTTATAAACTTCGTCGCGGTAAAGCATCATGATCAGATCAGCATCTGCCTCGATCTCACCCGAGTTTTTGAGGTCTGAGTTCATCGGTCGCTTATTGGGCCGCGACTCAACGCCACGAGAAAGCTGGCTCAGGGCAAGCACCGGCGTTTTATTAGATTTAGCCAGACGCTTGAGTCCTTTTGACACCTCACCGACGGCAAGGTCATATCGTGCAGTGCTTTCAATTTTGATGAGTGCCAGGTAATCCACAACCACCAGCGCTATTTCCGGATGCGCCAGTTGTAGGCGGGTAGCTATCTGTTGAATCTGATCTACTGTCAGATCGGTGGAATCAACCATCCAGATACTGCGGCCTGTCAGGCGCTCTACACCGTTTGTAAGTCTGGCCCAGTCCTCATCTTCAAAATCAGCAGCCTTTTTCAGGCGCGAAACTGACATGCCGCCGGCAGCAGATACCATTCGCTCTCCGATCTGGATATTTGGCATTTCCATGCTGAAGAACAGCACACCACGGCCCTGCTCAGAAACTTTGTCGATGATATCCAGCGCCAATTCAGTTTTACCCATCGACGGACGCGCAGCGATAAACACCAGGTCTGTTGGTTCAATACCGCCAGTCTTTGCATCAAGCTCTTCAATACCCGTCATGAGGCTTCTGGCTTCTTCGAGCCCGCGGTTGCGTGCATCTACCCGATCCACTACAGCAGGAAGAATGTCGTCGATATGAACTGGCTGAACGGTCTTTTCTTCGAGAGAAATTGCGGCAATGCTGTTCTGTGCAGCCCTGAATGCCGATAAAGCCGCATCACCATTGTGAGCACTCCGGAGATCAGCCAGCGCCCTTTCAATCACAGCTTCGGCATCACGAACAGCTGCATTACGCTCCAGCGTGGCAACGTAGGACACAAGCGCCGACTTGGCCCATGCGATACGGCTCGAGTCCATAATGATTGCGCTGTGCTTTGGCATGTTTTCGCAGAGCAGTACAGGGTCAATAACGCCAGCTCCACGCGCCTGACGGCAGATCCCAGTATATATTTCCCGATACTGCGGTACCGAGAAAGCTGTGGCTGGCACCCTGGAAAGAATATCCAGTACCTCAGGGTCGGCTCCACGCAGAAAAATTGCGCCGATCACCGCACCTTCCAGATCTTCATTTTTCCAGACAGGAGTCATGCTACAACTCCTGACGCGATGGCACGGAAACTTCCCCAGCCAAATGCCAGACGGTTGCGGCCACCATCGGTAACCCGATCCACAATTCTCTCGCCAATCGTTTCTTTCAACTGGTCGAATGTAAGATTGCTGATCAGGATTGTTGGCAAAATGCTTTCGTACCTGGCATTGATAATTTCCTGAAGGATGGTCATTTCAGTCGGACTGCCGAACTGAACACCAACTTCGTCGATAATGAGAAGATCCAGTGAAGCAAAGCGTTCAATGACGTCTTCCTCGTTCATTTCGGCATTGTGGCGCCATGTGCTTTTTACCGCTCGGGTGAGGCGCATGACATCGGTGATTTCCACATTCGCAAGGTGATCGCGGATGATGCTCTTTACCATAGCCACTGCCAGGTGGTTTTTGCCGGTGCCGCAATTGCCAGTCATAACAAGCCCGGTACCGGCATTAAGTCGCTCAGGCCAGCTGCTGGCATAACGCTGACAAGCCGCGAGATTTTTGGCGGCATCCTGATTGATGGTCTGGTAGTTATCGAATTCACATGCTTCGAACCGTCGTGCAATCCCGGCATTGTCTATCAGGTCGGCTACTCGCAATGTACGCAGACTGGATTCAATGCCAGCGAGTTCCGCTTTCACACACTCCGGGCACTGGGAGTATTTAACGTTTTCAACTCCACGATATGCTTTTCCAGTGAGGGAAATGCGCTGATAGTTGCCATGTTTTTCACAGTTGGCGGCGTGGACGTCGCCTGACTCCCAGCTCCCCCACTGCCACGGTTTTTTATGTTCAACAGCAAACGCCAGTTCTTCACGAAGCCCTTCGCGCTTTGCCACCAGAGCTTCCCTTTCTTCGCGTTGTTTAATACTCAGCATTGTGATTTCTCCTGCTTACCAGTTGCAGTCTGATTGGCCATAGTCTTGTTCACTAAACCCAGAAACCGGCAGCCCACCAGGTCTACCGCTTACCGCACCAGATGGCGCCTGCCATGGCTCTTCGAAATGCCGATCGGGTCCAAAGAACGTCGCCGCCTGTTTCACGTACTGCGTTCCGGCGCTACCTGTAGCACGGACATAACCTGCATAACGGTTTACACCAGTCAGCATTGCCTCAGTGTTAACACCGTCTTTGATTCGAGCTTTCCAGGCTTTCCAGGCGGCAGCTTTAGAATTACCGCCAGCACGTTTAGGGTATGCCTGCCATGCCTTCTCGAACTCGTTGGAATAGTTCTCTTTGGAAGAGCGATTTTCAGAATGGTTATCAGATGAACCGTTATATTTATGTTCTATGACTGATTCATTGACTGGTTCAAAAGAGTGACTGATTCTGGGTGCAGCTCCTGCACTACCACCTAGTGAATCTCCTGCACTACGGGGTGAATCTGCTGCACCAGGTAGTGAACGATTTGCACTACCCCCTAGTGAATCTCCTGCACTACTGAAATCAAGCCGATATACATTACTTGAGTTACCTTTTGGACCTCGGCGAAGTTCTTTTTTTACCAGGCCGCATTCACATAAAGCATCAATGTGAATCATCACAGATCGCTTACTGATTTCGCACTGATCGGCGATATGTTGATAGCTTGGCCAGCACTCGCCATGGTCACTAGCGTTATCTGCAAGCTTCAGTAGCACGAGCTTACGCAGTGGATTTCCCACCTTGACCTTCATTGCTTTAACCATCAGTTCCATGCTCATGCGACACCCGCCAACTCATTTTCGTTACTGAATTCAGCCACCAGTAAAGGTTCGCTGACGCAATAATGCCGTGACATGTGAAGTGGTTTACTGAATTTGGCCACCTGAACAGAGGTGATATGCTCACCTCAGAACAACACAGGTGTCATAATGAAAAAAAGAAATTTCAGCGCAGAGTTTA